GATATGGCTTGGTTGCTAATCCTTTTGCTGTTGCAAATGCTAACAACATCGGGCAAGCAGACAATAAATACTACCGAGCAGTAAAAGTTTCAAACTTATTATAATAACATATAATATAGTATAAATAAAAAAACCTTCCCTTCGGGGAGGGTTTTTTTGCTATTATAAATATAATAGAGGATTATATTATGAGCTATATTGATAGACAACCAGTTGATAGGAACTTTCTTTCGAAAGATAACTTCACTGCTGTATTTTCTAATTTTCCAAGTATGGAATATTTCATTCAATCTTTTGAATTCCCAGGAGTAAACGTTCCTGCTGTATCTCAACCTTCATATTTAAAAGGTATCGATGTTCATGGAACTCAAATAGAATATGATGATTTATCAGTCACCTTTGCAATTAATGAAGACTTCTCAAACTATAGAGAAATATATAATTGGTTAGTTAAAACTGGTACACCTCAAAAATTAGAAGATTATCAATCACCAGATGAATTAGATCATTGCACATTAATGATAACATCAAATAATAAAAACACTATTCTGAAAGTCAGATTTGATAAAATATTTCCAACTGCACTTTCCTCATTCACATTAGATACAACTTCAGATCATAATATAGTCATGGCTACAGCAACTTTTAAGTTTAACTCAATGACATTTGACGCAAATATTTAAAGGAGTCTCTATGCGAGAATCTATTTCATTAGAAGAAATAGAAAGAATGTGGGAAGAGGATAGAAAAATGTTCCGTGATAAATTATCAGAACACAATCTTGAAATCCCAAACCTACATGGTAGATATATGACAATATACAATACCGAAAGAATATTCAGAAAAACTCTTGATCTAAAAAAGAGAAGACTCTACATGACACTGAGGTCATACTTTTCTGGAACTCTTGATAAAATGACTTTAGACAAACATGGTTGGATTCCATATGGTGCTAAAGTCCTTAAATCAGATTTAGATATACACATAGAATCACACGAATCTTTTTGTGATATCGAAAAGCAGGTTGAAGTTTCTAATATAAAAATCAATCTACTTGAACAAATTTTACGACTCATTATGAACAGAGGGTTTCAAATCAAAAATGAAATAGAACTTGTTAAATGGGAGTCTGGTATCATTTAATATATGGAAATTGTAAAAATCAGAAAATTAAACGAAGCATTCATGAAGATAGAAGCAGACCAAGGCGTCATTCGTGATATCTCTGAACACTTTACTTTCTTTGCTGATAACTACAAATTCATGCAACGATATAAAATAGGAATGTGGGATGGTAAAATACGACTTCTCAATTTACTCACAGGAAGAATATATGTGGGATTATTACCAAGAGTGTTAGAAGTATGTAAGTCCTTAGATTATAAAGTTGTCTTTGAAAATATAGATGATTTTACTCCAAATTCTATAACAAAATCTGACCTTGAAGATTGGGTTAAAACATTAAACCTACCTTTCAGTCCCAGAGATTATCAAATGAAATCTCTTCATGACATGGTTAAAAATAAAAGAATGGTTGTATTGAGTCCTACTGGTTCTGGGAAATCTTTAATTATTTATATGTTCATTCGTTGGTTCCTTTCTGAGTATCCAAATGATAAACTCATGTTAGTAGTTCCTAATGTAAGTCTTGTACATCAAATATACTACGATTTTGAAGAATATTCAAGCGAAAATTTATGGGACGTTAAAAAATTTTGTCAAAAGATATATTCAGGGCAAGATAAATCTTTTGAATCCAATATCATTATAACCACTTGGCAATCGATTTATAAACTTCCTCCATCCAAATTTTCTGTCTTCAAAGGTATTATATCAGACGAATGTCATTTAGCTAAAGCAACATCCCTTATTTCTATTCTTGAGAAGACTAAAAATGCTGAATATCGTTTTGGTACAACTGGAACCTTAGATGATATTAATTTGAACGAATTAACTTTATGTGGTTTATTTGGGGACGTTAAGAGACACGTGACTACAAAAACTTTGATAGATAGTAATCACCTATCCTCTTTCAGAATAAAGTACATAACACTCAAATATCCAGATGATGAGTGTAAAGAAGTTTGCAAGATGGATTATACCGATGAAATTAATTATATATTAGATCACGAAAAAAGAAATAAATTTATAAAAAATCTATGTAAACACTTGACAGGCAATACTTTAATATTATATACTTATGTTGAGAAGCATGGAAGTTTATTATCAGATATTCTTAGTGACATTGAAGATAAAGAAACGTTTTTCATTCATGGTG